GCGTCATTGCCCCCTTCCTTTTTAAGTTGGTACAACGCTATCATCGCCACGAATAAAAATCCTAACCCCATTCCACCCGCGATGATTTGGGCCATGATTGGATAATGCACAATGCACCATCCATAAGCCAATCCCAAAACGATTGTAGTAAATACGATTAGGATATTTTTCATTTTACGGCTTTGATTAAAATGGAATCTTCGTTGGAAACATATTGTGCGGGTTCGTACACCTCGCCCGTTTGCTCGTTTAAGAACAAACCTTTGTTCATGTTCTTGTAAGCCATTTGGTGCAGTTTCTCGCGTTCTTTGAGTGCGTTTTTGAGTTCCACCACCTGGGGGATGTGGTCGTATGAATAACGCCCCGCACCCGCCTTCCGTGTAATCTCATAACCACAATACACTTGCCCATTCCATTTGGATGCTTCGTTCAATGCCAATGGTTTGATTTGGTCTTGAAAGTTCTTGATGGTATCGGCAAGTTCTTTCAACTCGATGTGGAATTGAAGGGGGCAATAATTACCGCCCCCAACTTCCAACATTGCATCGCTCAATGTTTCAATCATTTGTTTCATACGAATCTAAATTTAACGATGTTTCGGTTTGTGTTTTGAACGCGAACCACATCAATGAAACCACCTTTTTCGTACATCTTCAACCAATTTGATAACTCGGTTACTTGATGCCTTGCCTGGATCTTGATGAATTCTTCATCGTAACGATACACCCATTCTTTTCCATAAAATCTTTGTACATCTTCCATGAAATCACGGGTTGCTTGGCGTACCCTCCAACCACGGGTTTGTTTGGGTTTGTGTCCTTGAAACAATCGGTTCAAAATCTCCGATGCTTGTTTCAATGTGGCCAACTCCTCCTCTGTGAATTGGCCAAATAATTGTTGTTGTGTCATATCTATTTGTTAAAAAGGTAAATCGTCACTTTCAAACTTTGATGTGGGTTTCAATTGGCTCAATGTATCCGAACCAGTCAAAACATATTGTTCAAAGATTTGGGCGTATGCCAATACTTCGTGCAACTTGATGTCGCCATTGATGGCTAAATCCCCCGCAACTTTTAACACGCTCATACGCATGATGTGTTTGCCCGTGTCGGGATCTTTTGGTTTTGATGCTTGAAATGCGTTTTGTTGAACCTCGGCGGGTTTACACTTGTAATAAATTGTGCCTTGGTACTCACGATCCGTTAACACATAATCCACTTCCTGGCCCACCACAAATTTGGTTTGGTTTTGGGTTTTGGCGTTGTACTCGGCCACATCTCCGTTGGCGAATGAAATTTGAAATTTGTACAACATACCATACTGGCCGTTGTAAGTTCCGTTGGCGGTTACATTGGTTACCGCACTTCTTTTGTTTTGTTCCATGATATTTGATTTGTTAGATTGTAATTTAGTTTTTGTAGAATCTCAAATTGCTTTTCCATTGATAACCCGTTACGCTTGAATTGAAACTTCCATGTGGTAACTGTTGCGTAATTGGCGTGTAATAACTCGGCCAATTCTTTGTTTGACTTGTTAAATACTTGTGTTAATGCTTCGTGTGTTGTCATTTATGATGATTATTTGATGTGCTTGTCCGAGTGTGAACAACTGCCAATCCTCATGACCTTCAAAGGTTATGGAATAAGTGCCGTTGTTTTGGTAATGCTTTTCGATGATGTTAATGTTCTTGTATGTTCTGCGTTGTAAAATGGTTTCAACCGCATCCAATTCAAAAAGGGTTCTAAAATATAAAGTCATATAGTTCCCTCTATTGCCATACCAAAGTGAAATGCTTCGGAGTATGTCATTTGCCCTTCAATGGTTACTTCCCACAATATCATGTGGTCATCGTGCATGAGTTTGGCATCCACACTCCATGGCTTTCTGTATTGGATGATGTAATCTTTCATCTTATCCAATTGCTTTTGCGTTATCCAAAGTGTTTCTATCATTTTGATTTGCCTTTATACATTCTGCGTTGAACCAACATTTGAGTGAACTCATTGAATTCGGGGATGTATTCATCCTTTTCAAACTGGTATGGGGTTGCTTCTTCGATTTGTTCAAAACGCTTGTTGTTGCGTTTGATGCAGTGCCATGAATAACCAATGGCAAATGCAATGGGTGTTCCGATGATTAAGTAAATGATATCCATGTTATTTGTCTTTTCAAAAATAGGTTAAAGTATTTGTAATTCCAAATTAAATGCGTTTTAATATAAAATCAAACGCATCGTGTAAAGTGACTGTGCGGTAAATTTCAGCCATGCGAAAGGCATGTTCCCATGTTGGTGCATACCATGTTTTGGTGTACAATTCCTTTCCGCTTTCTGTGCGATAAACGCATTCGTATATGTTGATGATTGCTTCCATAGTTTTAAGGGGGTTATTAAGCCACTTTGTTTATTTGTTGATTATAAAGCCAATCAATAAAATCAGTTGGACATGACTCAATTGATTCGGTTAAAGTTTCATTTACAAGTGTAATTTGGTCAAAAATCGCATTGCCTTTTTGTGAGAATTTGCCAGTGAAATTTGCTTTGTAAACTTTTTCACGCATATACATTACATATCCTTTTGATTTAATAGTTTCAATCTTCTTCGGAACGCTAACAAATCCGCCATCAAACAAGCGAAAACAAGCCCCAAATTTGCCATAAAAAGTACCTTCGGCACAAAGTTTACCATCGCGGTCAAATAATACGCTACACTCACTTTTAATAGTGCAATACCCATTTTCCAACATTTCCAATGAATAGTCGCGAAGCATTCTCGCCTGAATTTCTCTTGACGAATCCGCAGAAGCATGGTATGAACTACCAAAACTATAATCGTCCATACAATTGTAATAATTTTCCGCCCTTTGTTCATGGCGTTTTTCAATCTCTGCCATGGTTTTATCATATTGTGCAATGATTTCTTGGCGTTGTAATTCTTGTTTGTTTGTCATATTCATAAGGCAAATATACATTTGATATTTGAAATTCCAAACACTTACACAAATAAAAAAAGGGATTTTACTCCCTTTCTTTGTAAATGGTTACTTTTCCTTTGTAAGTGACTTCAACATTTCAATCAAACGGGGGCATGGATACACATCCGCCTTGTCCGCACGAACTGAATTGTGGGTGAATACACCTGATTCATTCTTCAATGCCCGTTTGGTTACTGCCCAAATATCTTCATTGTATTCTAATGGGATGCCGTATTTGGTTGACCATAGGATCAAAAGGTCTTTGATGGATGCGATTTGTTCATCCGTGTACGAATGCCACAACTTGTATCCCTTGTATGGTTTTTCCAATTCGGTTACTTCTTCTTTCGGTATTTCACCACCCACATAATTGTAAAACTTTGTTCCCTTTTTGGTGATTGGCCCCCAATTGCACACCTCGATTCCAATTGATGTTTTGTCCAACGGCAAATAAGGACATCCCAAAGGTTGGAAATGCTTTGTTCCCAATCCCAAATGATAAGCCCAATACTCGCTTCCAAATCCTTGCACAATTGTTCCATCCGTACTGATGGCAACACAAGTTGAAACCTTGTTGGCTACCTTTTCCCAATACGCAAAGGTTTGTTCACCGCTTCCGTTTCCCGCCGTGTGGTGTAAATACACCTGGGTTTTCTTCACCGCTTCGCGATTGTATGCCCGAAATGGTACTTGTTTAATTTTCATTTTGTTTGCTGAATTTATCAATTGATGTAAAACCCAATGACATTATCACGATCCATTCCACCGCCTCCACCAATTCTTTGGATGGTGCAATATCTTGTGGTGACATAGAATTGTGTGCCATCGTTCCGAATAGTACGAACGCCCCAATGATTCCCACGAACCGCTTGGAACTCAATTCGCCTTTATCGCCTTTGAAAATCTCGAATATCTTTTTCATTTGCCTTGGCCTTTATATGGTTTGGATGATTTGTGTTTGTTAACTGACTTCGTATGCCTTCCCAATTTGCGTTTGGGCTTGGCACGAAATGTTGATGTGTTGGAAACCTTTGCCATTACAACCCGTTTAATTTAATCATGTTTGAAATGGATGCCGTGTCTATGTCCGCTGTATCAATGCCCATAAAAATCATGGTGTTTGCATACTTTTCCGCCTTGGCTTCCGCCTGGGCCACTTCCTTTTTTAACGCTTCCTTTTCTGCAACCTTTGATTCAACCATCTTTGCATTCATCGTTTGAGCCATTTTCGTGCATTCTCCCGCACTTTCAATGTTTTTTGATACCTTGGTTAGCAACGCATCAATTTCGTCAATTGTAGGGCTTTGTTTTGCGTTTACGCTTGTGAACAAATATCCCGTAATGAATAGGGCCGTGAAAACAATCAATGCGTTTTTCATAGTTTTTTCATCGTTTGCATTATACGGATCTCGGTCATGGCACTTGCCAAACACGAATCCGACTTTTTAAGGGCGTAACTCAATTTGTCAATCTTGACATCCAACGCCTCAATCTTTGCATTGGCTTTTTCAATCTGTTCTTTGTACCCCGAACGCAAATCAATATAAAGATACCCCACAGCCAACAGCATACAAAAAGCAACGGCAGCAACTGGGTTCTTACGAAATTGGTCAAAATTGACGGGCAAAGCATTTTTCGGGGCGGTCATTAGATTACGGGATCGGGAATTACACAATATGGTGAATCGGGAAACTTGGCACAATACCCACTCAAATACAAAGAATCATCCCCACTAAAAGTATGAATCCCCATTGGGTCTGGCCATACCTCATACGGCTCAAAC